CAGGCGGCCATCCACTACTACGAGCAGACGGTCGGCACCGCGGGAAACGACACCGCCTCCGCGAGCTGATCCGCCGCTACCGCCCGCAGATCCGCGCCGACCTCCTCCGGGAGTTCGGCGTGGATCTGGCGGACTGGTATGCGGCCGGGCGGTGGGTGGCGTTGCTCGAGCTAATCGACAACCTGCCTACCGCCTGCAGGCTCAACGAGGCGATAGCGAACGACCCGGAAGCCGCCGCGCAACTGGCGGCCGCCCCTAAGTCGGATGAGCCGTGGGCGCCACGGGTGTCCGAGTTTGATCTGACGGCCACGATTCTCCGGGAAATCCTCCACGCGATCAAGGCCCTCAAGCAGATTAGTGCAGCCGCGGCCGGCGGGAAGCCTGGCGAAGAGAAGCCATTCCCGGCCCCATTCACTGAGATTGACCGCGCCATAGCGGCGGCGGAGCGTAGCTGGGCCGAAGCTTTCGTCGGTCAGTTCGGGTTCACAGCCGACGACATCTAGCAGGAGGCCCCATGCCCACGATCGGCGTAGCTGATGTACTGATCCGCCCGTCATTCAAGGGCGCGCAGCAGAGCGTCGGGCGCGAGCTGGACGGCATCGCGGACAAGGCTGGCGAGAAGGCGGGCAAGTCCTCCGGCGCCAAGATGGGCTCGGCGCTCGGCGGGGCCCTAAAGTTCACCGCGCTTGGCATCGCTGGCGGGGCTGTGGCCGGGATCGGCCTGGCGCTGACCAAGGGATTCGGCCGCCTCCAGGCCATCGAGAACGCCAAGGCATCACTGACTGGGCTGGGCCACTCGGCCGAGACTGTCAAGGGCATCATGGACAACGCGCTGTCGGCAGTGAGGGGCACGGCGTTCGGCCTTGATGAGGCCGCCACGGTCGCAGCCAATGCTGTCGCGGCCGGCGTCAAGCCGGGCCAGGATCTAGAGCGCACTCTCAAACTGACCGGCGATGCGGCAACAATCGCCGGCGTCGGCATGGAAGAGATGGGCTCGATCTTCGGCAAGGTCGCTTCCTCAAATAAGATCCAGGGCGACGTCATCGCGCAGCTGTCCGACAACGGCATCCCCATCGTGTCACTGCTGGCGAAGGAGCTCGGCAAGACTGCCGAGGAAACCGTCAAGCTGGCATCGGCCGGCAAGATCAACTTTGCGACCTTTCAGAACGCTATGGAGAAGGGTCTGGGTGGCGCCGCGCAGGCGTCCGGCAAGACCCTTGAGGGCGCGGTTAGTAACACCATGGCCGCCGTTGGCCGTATCGGCGCGTCCCTCCTGTCCGGCGTATACCCCCGGATTCAGCAGTTCTTCGCAGGGGCCATCGAGTGGCTGAAACCTTTCGAGGACAGCGCGAAAGTCATCGGGGCCCAGGTCGGCGACTTCCTAACGAAGGCCATTGATAAGGGCATCGAGTTCGCCAACTATTTCAAGTCGGACGTCATCCCTGCCATACAGGAATTCGGCAAGTGGGTAGTCGACAACAAGGATTGGCTGCTGTCGCTGACGGCGGCTGTTGTGGGTGGAACTCTCGCATACCAGGGATTCCTGATTGTGAACAAGGTGACGGCCGCGATCAAGGCGTTTAGCCTCGCCACGACCATCGCCGCGGCGAAGCAGTGGCTACTCAACCTTGCTATGAGCGCTAACCCGATTGGCCTCATTGTGGTGGCTATCGCGGCGCTAGTCGCCGGGCTCATCTATTTCTTCACGCAGACGGAGCTCGGCAAGCAGATCGTCGCTAACGTGTGGTCGTTCATTCAGACCGTCGTCGGCGGCGTGGTGACGTGGTTCCAGACCGTTGTCCTGCCGGCCATCCTGACCGTGTTCAACGCTGTCGGCGCCGTCTTTACATGGCTGTACGAGAACATCATCAAGCCCGCGTGGGACGGCATCATGGTAGTCGTCAACGCCGCGTGGCTGGTCATTCGCGGCGTGTTCCAACTACTCGCCTCGATCATTCAAAACGTCATCGCGCCAGTGTTTGTCTGGCTCTACAACACCATCATCAAGCCGACTTTTGACGCGATAGGCGCGGCGATCGGTTGGGTGTGGAATAACGTGCTCAAGCCGATCTTCGACACTTGGGTCTGGATTTTCCGGAACGTGGTCGGGCCCGCGTTTGACTGGCTTTGGAAGAACGTCATCAAGCCGGCGTTCGACGGCATCGGCGGGGCGATCAAGTGGGTCTGGGACACCGTCATCAAGCCGGTGTTCGATTTCCTGTCGAACGCGATCCAGAAAGACATCCCGAAGGCCTTCGACACGGGCGTTGCCGCGGTGAAGAAGATATGGGAGACCATCCAGGACATCGCTAAGGCGCCCGTCCGGTTCGTCGTGGACACGGTCATCAATGATGGCCTGATCGGCGCCTTCAACACCATCGCCGGGATCCTGCCGGGCATCGACAAGCTGCCCCGCGTAGCGCTGCCGGCCGGGTTTATGAATGGCGGATACACGGGCGACGGCGGCAAGGATGAGCCCGCGGGCATCGTCCACGGCGGCGAGTTCGTCTTCACTAAGGAGCAGACCCGCAAGGCTGGCGTGGCCAACCTCTACGCCATGGCGAAGTCGCTGGCCGGCTACCGTGACGGCGGCTTCGTGAATCCGCTCAAGTCGCTGGCACTGACGCAGGGTTACAACCGGATCCATAAGGGCGTTGACTTCGCGGCGGGCGTCGGTACTCCGGTGTTCGCTACGGAGAACGGGCGCGTGTCGTGGTCCGGACCCGGCGTACAGGCGCCTGGCGTTTGGGGCGGCAATGAGATCCACGTCGACGGCCAGTCGGGCATTCAAGAGTGGTTCGCTCACCTGTCGTCAATGGCCGTCAAGGTCGGCGACATGGTCCGGGCCGGGCAGCAGATCGGCCTCTCGGGCAACACGGGCATCACGTCCGGGCCTCACCTCCACTTCGGCACGTTTGCCGGCGGCTGGCCTAACGACGTGAACCCGCTGGGCTACCTGTCCGGCGCTGGTGTCCCGTCCGGTGGCGGATTCAATCCGCTCGCCGGGATCCTCGATGGGCTGCTGTCGCAGTTCAAGTCGAACTTCCCGGGCGGCGGCATCATCGCTGACCTTGCTATCGGCGTCGGCAAGAAGCTGTTCGGCGGCGTGACGGATCTGATAACGGGCGGCAAGGGCTCGGCGACGGGCCCGGCACTGTACGACCTGGGCGGCATCCTGCCCCCGGGCGTCTCGCAGGTTGTGAACCGTACCGGGAAGCCCGAGGCGATCCTCAACCCGCAGCAGTGGTCCGACATTAGTCGGCTCGCTACGCAGGGCGGCGGCGCTGGGACGTTCGAGGGCAGCCTTTACCTCGACTCCGGCGAGTTCCTAGGCAAGGTCCGGGGCGTGGCACGTCAAGAAATCACAGCGGCAGATTCTCAGTCGCCATTCATGAGGACGGGTAGGCGCTGATGGTTGCTGTAACGGTTGAGGCATTCACGGATTATGCGCCGTGCCCTCGGGCTGGCGTGACGATCACTGGCCTCGGCGTCGGCGATTCGGTCGTCTCGTTGTGGCGGATCGCTGACGGGCTTAGGGAGCCCGTCAGCGGCGCCCGCCGCCTGTCACTCGTGGATTCGGCATACCTGATCGACTATCACGTCCCGTTTGGGCGTCCGGTGTCGTATGAGGTCGAGGTCATTAGTGGTCCAGCCGGGCCCACTCGCGTAACTGCCGCCGCAGTGACGGTCGATTCTGACACGGCTTGCATCATGGACCCACTCGTTCCGCAGTCGGCGGTGGCCGTCAGCCGGCGGCTGTCCCGTAACGGCGGCGTGGTGTTCATGGTGACAGCCATGCGTGACTTCGAGTATGCGGCGGACGTGTCGCTGATTCGGCTGATGGGCTCTGACAGGCCTATGGCGCTCATTGGTCAGAGGGCCGCGGCCAAGGGCATCGACATTTCGCTGGTGACGGACATGGCCGAGCAGAACTCGAAGGTCCGCAATCTGTTCGCGCAGGCTTCGCAGGTCCTCGTCCGGGTCCCGCCATCCATTAGTGATTCGATCCAGGGCGCGTGCTTCCTGGCGGTCGCAACGGTCGGCGAGACTTCGCGGAAGCCGCACACTGGCAGCGAGGTCACCACGTGGGCGATCAAGGGTGACACGGTCGCGGCCCCGACGATCAAGGTCCTCACCGCGACGTTCACCTACGGGGACGTCGAGATCCTGTTCAGCACGTACGGGCAGAAGCAGACGCTCATGGCCGACAAAACGTACTTGGACGACCTGAAGAACCCAATCGGAGGCTAGTGTGCGTTTGATTGATGAGGCGTCCCTGGCGGCGTTGGACGGTTCGCGCCCGGCCGACAGTTTGACCGTGTGGGCGTGGCGTGACGGCGAGTTGGTGCTCCCGGAGCCGCTGGATGTTATCGACTGGTCGGCGACTGAGGAGGCCGGCGACAGTGTGAAGGTTGGGCAGACGCTATCCCTGACCGTGGCGGATCCTGACGGGACGTTGGGCGCGTGGACGTTCGATGACCCGCTGTCCGTGGCCGGCACTGAGCTGCAGGTCATCTACAACGTCGGTGGCGCGGGCGCGGTGAACTACGGCAAGTTCCCTATGGTGGGGAACGAGCCGACCGTGGCGGTCGATTCGCGCATCATCGCCGAGTATGGGATCGACGTCCCAGACTCACCACATTCACCGCACGAGCGCCGCCGGTACATCACCACCGGCAAGGTAAAGCTCGACGCCGTGGATCTGACATTCAATGTGGACCGGGACAAGCTGGAGGCGCCGCAATCGCCAAGGCTGAACGCCACGGCCGTCTCCGAGTTTCAGCGCCTCACCGCGGCCCACTTCCCGACCGTCGTCGACCCGGGCGTTACCGACAGGTCGGTGTCACGGCGGCTGGTGTACGAGAAGGAACGCCTAGAGGCCTGCCAAGACGTCCTCTCGCTCGTCAATGCCCGATACCGGATGGGCGGCGACGGCGAATGCCACATCTACCCCGCCTCGTCCGCGCCGGTCTGGCGAGTCGAGCCCGAAATTTCGCTCGTCTCAGTGACCCGGAAACAGTCCATTGAGGGATTGTTCAATAAGTGGATCGTGGAGGGCAAGGATTCCGGGAACGGCTCCCCGGTCCGGGGTTCCGCGATCATCGAGTCCGGGCCGCTGCGCTGGGGCGGGCCGCATGGCAAGGCGCCCGACTTCTTTTCGTCGGAGGCAATCACGAGCCGCCCGCAGGCCGACTACTACGCGGCCGCGCTGAGGGACAGGTTCCTGTCGTCGCTGGCGATTGAGTTGCAGGTTGAGACGGTCCCGCGCCCGGAGTTGCAGGCCGGCGACCGCATCGAGGTCGGCTGCCCTGTCACGGCCGGGCACGTCGCGTACTTCCCCGGAACGATCACCAGTATCCACCGTTCGGGGTCCACGGTTCCGGGCGGCACTTCCCTGTCGGTGACGTGCTCCTACCCGGACGTCGCCAACGCCCTGTCGCGCACCGAATGGGCGAAGAACATCACCCGCACCCTGCCCGCGCTGACATGGGACCGGATGCCGGGCACCTGGGGTCAGCTCCCGCCGATCATTTGGAACGACCTGCCCTAAGGAGGCCCCGTGCCAGGACTGAAGCACACGATGGCTGCGATAGACGGTGGCAGTAATCGCCGCTACTTCGGGACCGCGTATTGGGATGGTGCGAAGTGGTGGGCAAGGATCGGGGACAACCTGCTCGACGCCCGCTGGCTGGACCCGATCCAGCCTGTCCAGAACGGCAAGATCGTCGTGGACATCATCACGGACGGCAAGGGCCAATCTTCGGCGCTCGTCATGGGCGGCTACACGGATCAGCCGCGGCCGTCCACAGCGACGGCTAACTCGATCATCCCCGCCGGAGTGTCAACGCAGATCGCATTCACTGGCGAGGACGGCGTCCAGTACACGACGGACCGTTTCATCGGGACCTATTCACCGGGCGATCCCGTCTATCTGAAGTGGGATGCGGGCATGGCGACGGTCATCGGG